CTTGAAAACGTGAAGATGAAAAAGCAATTTTTAGACTTGATCACTGGTGCAATCGGTGTTGACCCTATTTTTATTAATAGCGCATTAGTTAGCGCACAGAACAGACAGCGATATTATTGGTGTAATTGGTTTACCTTCCAACCAAAAGATAAAGGTATTTTGTTAAAAGACATTCTGGAAAGCGAGGTTGAAAGTTCGTTTTTTCACACTGATAGCGCAATTAATTATATGCAACAAGGTAATGAGAAGTGGCAACAAGCAGGATCTAGAAGGGCTGATAGATATACTCAATCAGAAGATAAAGAAAAATCATTTTGTCTGACTGCTAACATGCACAAAGGCGTACCTTATAATTATTTAGAGGTTAAGTGCGCAGCACAACGCGGTAGATATAACGATAACGGTAAAATACAACAGCAATTCGAAGTTAGGAAAGACGATAAAACAAACTCACTTACTACAGTTCAAAAAGACAATTTTGTAATGCAAAGAGTAGCCACTGCAACAGGCGGTAATTTAGAGCCAAAAGTCCAGATCAGCGCAGGATGCAGTGGACGTAACCCTAGAATAATAAGAGAAACTAAAAGCGGTAAGGCTTTATGTTTAACAGCTAATTATTTTAAAGGAGTAGACGCAGACAGTAGACCGATGGTTGCAACACCTGACGCAATTGGTAAAGAATTTAAAGAATGCCTTAAAAACATACACTACCGCAAACTAACACCGCGCGAATGCGGCAGACTGCAAACAATACCAGAGGACATTTTAGACACATTATTAAGCGCTGGCATAAGCAACTCGCAATTATACAAAATGTTTGGTAACGGTTGGACGATTGACGTTATAGCTCACATTTTCAGTCAAATGGATTTACCTATTCAAGCAGCAACTAGTCAATTAGATTTATTTAAGGTTGATTTATGAAAACCAAGCTAACACCTATCTATAAACTACCGTTTGAGCAAAAGTTTAAATGGCGCGGTAAATTTTACAATCAGTTGTTAAGACCTAAAGATATTAAAATAGGCATGATTGTATTTGTTCAGCGTGTGGGCTTTAGTTGTGAGAGCATAAGATTTCCAAGTGGTCGATTAGTTAAGCCGGTTATTAAATGCAATATTTGAAGCGCTATAGCACAGAATCAACGCATAATGTATGATGTATTTTTTTCTACTATAAAAAGGCCGTGCCCGTGAAAGTAGGTAGAAAGCAACATCAGCCCAATAAAACAACAAGGGATACAGTAAGCCTTCATGCAGCAGTAGGAACGCCACAGTTGTTGATTGCGAAGGTATTAGGCATAACACAACCTACATTAAGACGACACTACAGAAACGAATTAGATTTAGCACTTGTCTTGGCTAATGCAACTATAGGTGGTGAGCTTTTTAACAAAGCCAAAGACGGAAATACATTAGCTGCAATATTTTGGATGAAAACCCGCGCAGGTTGGAGTGAAACCAAAGAGCAAGCAGCAGACGGTGCGCCTGAGCCGTTAAAAGTTGTGTTTAATGTATCTGATGCAGTTAAAGACGTTAAAGTTACAAGGGGACAATCAAGCGGTGAGTGATTTAATATTAAGCGCACCGCAAGGAATATTTTTAAACGACTTAAATACTAAGTTTCGATCATACGTTGGCGGCTATGGATGTATGCGTGGCGATACTCGCATACATACAGATAAAGGACTTACTCGTATTTGCGATGTAACTTGTTCAACTCGTGTTTTAAGTTGGAATGAGAAAAGTCAACAATTCCAGCTTTCGTTAAGTGGTGGTGCGTTCCCAAAAGGGAGGGCGAATCTATACCGAGTGACAACACAGCAAGGAGAATTTGTTGCAAGCGGGCATCACCGCATATTTTCTTCTTCCGGTAAGTATGAATCTGTTCAGAGCTTGCGCGTAGGGCAACAGCTAAAAACTGCTTCTCAATACCTTTTAAAGACCAAGCCGGAACTTGACCCGTTATTGTCTTTTTTAGATGCTCCGCATTACTCGAAAACAGTCGAAGATTTGCATCAACATTATGGAGACGAAGCCCGTCGATATGGTCAACAACTTCTAACGGAAGAAGAAAGCGATTTATTTTATCCTCCATCAAAAGACGATGCTCATAAATTACGCCAAAATTGCGGTCTCGCCTTATCCTGGCATGTGGATGATTTAAAGGCGCTCTTACAAGAGCGTAACCGTCGCGGTCAATCTTCCGTCCAGTCTTATATGATGGATTATGGTAACCCAGTTGAGCTCCTTGGCTTGTGCGAGGTAAGTCAAATAGCTTCATTGTATATTGGACATACTTCGGAGTGTCACCGACCATCAAAGCTATATCTTTTGAAAAGCGCTTTCCGTCACATAAAGCAGCTATTTTCTTCTGTCTTTCATTCATTACATTCATTTTGTTTACCTATTAATAGTATTAGCTCCCTATCCGAAGCCACGACTATAATATCTATTAATCAACTTGAATGCAATGAACCTTATTTTGATATGCAAGTTTTAGAAACAAATAATTATGTTTGTGAAAACGGATTGATTCACCACAACAGCGGGAAAACTTTTGTTGGTTGCTTAGATTTATTGTTGTTCGCTTCAAGGCATCCAAAAGTACCACAAGGTTACTTCGGACCTACATACGGTTCAATTAGAGATATATTTTATCCAACGCTAGAAGAGGCTGCATTTTTACTAGGCTTTAAAGTTAAAATAAACGTTTCTAACAAAGAGGTGCATCTTTACCGAAATGGTTTCTTTTATGGCACAATTGTTTGCCGGTCAATGGACAACCCTAATTCAATAATCGGTTTTAAAATTGGTCGCGCCTTAGTTGATGAAATCGATATTTTCACAAAAGATAAGGCTACTTTAGCCTGGCGCAAAATTATAGCCCGATTACGTTTCAAGGTTGATGGAGTTGTAAACGGTATTGGAGTAACCACAACGCCAGAGGGTTTTTTATTTGTTTACGATACATTTGCCAAAAACCCTACTGAATCATATTCAATGGTTCAAGCCTCCACATATGAAAATGTAAAGTATTTACCCGATGATTACATATCTAGTTTACTCGAGACTTACCCAGCTAATATTGTCGAAGCGTACGTTGGTGGTAATTTTGTTAACTTAACTAGTGGCAAGGTATATAATAATTACGATAGAATATTAAACGGCACTAATAGAACATGGCAACCAGGCGAGACAATATTTATAGGTATGGATTTTAACGTGGGTAAAATGGCTGCAGTTGCTCACTTAAAAGATAATGGCAATCCGATTGCCGTTGATGAATTTATGAATGTTTACGATACGCCTGCAATGATCATACTAATCAAAGAGCGATACCCAAACACCAATGTAAGAGTTTATCCAGACAGTAGCGGTGGTAGCAGGCAGACTGTAAACGCAAGCATTAGTGACATTAGTTTATTAGAGGCAGCAGGGTTTATGGTTGTCGCAAATCCTAGCAATCCATTCATCAAAGATAGAGTTATGGCAATGAACATGGTTTTTTGCAATAATAGCAAAGAACGTGTATATAAAGTAAACGCTGATAAATGCCCAGAGTATGCGGATTGTTTAGAACAACAAACGTTTGACAACAATGGTAAGCCGGACAAAAAAAGCGGCAAAGACCATGCAAACGACGCTGGTGGTTACTTTATTGCATACGAATACCCTATAATCAAGCCCGTGGCTAATTATTCTGTGAACATAGCATACTAAAGGTTTAAAATTATGCCAGTAACACAACCTAGCAAAGAATATACGGACTCAGTGTATAAGCGTCGCGTCGTGCGCGATTGTTGCAAAGGGTCCGAAGCCATAAAAGCCGCCCGGGATGTCGGTAGTATGCAAGATAATTTGCTTGGCAACGAGCCTGGCACCTTGTATCTACCCGCGCCTAATCCAACAGACAATAGCAATGAAAACCGTATGCGCTATCAAGCGTACAGAACCCGAGCTTTATTTGTAAACGTAACGGGCCATACATTAGAAGCACTGATTGGTATGGTTTGCCGTAAAGACCCTGTTATTGAATTACCGCCTTCAATTGATCTGATGAAATACGACGCAAACGGCGAAGGTGAAAGTCTTTACAGTGTTATGAAACGCACA